CTAGTTAAAGCAAATTTACCCCATAATTTAAAAACATAAGTATCTTGTGGTAAAAAACAAACATATAGAACGCCACCATCAAGGTCTCTTTCAAAGTGCCATTGATAAGTTAATGATTCGATGTTATCAACACGTCCAGTTGCAAAGAACATTTGACGCGATGCTCTCATCGTTGAATACCGAACTGGACCTATGTTAAAAGTAAAAGTTTCGATATCTAATAAGTTTGGTATTGGATATGCTTGTTTGCCAATTACAGCGTTAAATATAAGTTCATCATAATAAGGAATCATGCCAATATCGGCAGACTTTACTGCTAAAAAAGCGTTAAGACGATTTAAACCATCAGAAATATATTGATCTGATGCGGTTTGTTGTCCTCTACTCACAATGCCTGTTAAATAATAGGCTTGTGTAATAAGCTGTCTTGCAGTAAATGCCATTTACACGTCCTTAAAAAGGGGGGCAAAGCAAATTCTTTGCCCCACTACTTATTACAGAGGGAAAGCCAATTTCAGAGAGTATTCTGCTGGTAAGGTCGCACCCCATAACGCATCATGAACAAACCCTTGTTGGTTTTGTGTGAAGACGGTACCGTAAGTTAAACGAGTACTTACGCCGCTTTCTTCATCAACAGAAACCGCTGTAGGATAAGGAGGTTGATCGTTCAATTGAGGCATAGCCAAGAACATTGCATCGCCACCAAATACCAATCCGCAACGATGAGAAGGCAATATAGATAACTGCATGCCAGCAACAACGTTGAAAGAAATATTTTGGAAAGGATTGCCTGATACATAGCAAAGTGCAGGACTGATGTTTAAAATCACGTTACCAGAGCCGTCAGAGCCAGCATTGGCAGTAATTTGAACTTGCACTGGTGCGCCAGATGGTTTGTGACCAACGAAAGTCAAATAACGCATATTAGGTTGACCAGATACGCCATCATTGAACTGAGCACTATCATACTGAACCACTGCACCTGGATCGCTCACATTAGCGCCTGAACAAGTGATTTGAGTGATGTTATTACCAGTAGGATCGTTTGTTGAAACAACAGTCAAAGTTTGAGCATTTTGACCAACAGAACCAGCTATATGAACAGGTAACAAGTTTGATTGGTAATAATCAACACCCATCCAATCGCCAACCATCCAGCTCATAGCATTTTCATTGTTACGGTCAATGGTGAATTGGTTTTGCATGTTATTAACGATTTGCGGTACAGCTAAATCTGACAAATAAACTTTTACGTTTTCATTGTGAGCAAAGCCATATGTGCGATATAACGCTAACATTGTTGCTAATTGACCAGCACTAGAGATTTGAGTCACGCCATCACCATAAAAACGGTAAGGTTGTGTTTCAGCTAATCTAGCTACGCCAGCTTCGATGTTTGTTGCAATTTCAGCTACAGCTGCACGACCGAAACGTTTCATGTAGTCTTCAACGTTGAAGATGAATTGTTGGGTTGTGAAAGCGTAAGAAGTATTTACAGGGTTATTACATACCAATGTTTGAACGCGTTGTTCAGAACTTTGGAATGTAGCAACTAAGCTTGCTTGAGTAACATAACGTGGTGGCAAGTCAAAAGTAACTGTGTCGCCAAGGTTAGCGGTTAATTTATTAAAGTCTTTGAATTTCTTATTAGCTGTATGAATAAAGCAGCCATAGTTTAAAAGAAATGCAAGTTGGGCCATTTGATAGGTCTGGACCTGGACCAAAAAATTTGAGGGTTGTGACATTATAGGAACTCCAATCAACTATTTGTTTCGTTGATAGGGAGTTCCCCAATATTTAGTTTTTAAGCCAAGACATTTTCTTGAACTCAGCAACCGTTGTGGGACCATCACTACCAACACCAGTAGATGAAGGCTTTACTTGTCCTAATGGTTGTTTAACCGGCTTCGCATTGCTAAGTGCTACATTGTTAGTTTTAATTGATTCGGATATATTTCTTATCTCTTCAACTAAATCATTGTAGTCATCTGGAGACCTAGAGGCTTGCTTCATTAACAAACGCTTTCTAGAACTCTTAGCAATCTCATAAGCTACTTCGTCAGCGTTATCGACAGCGTTTAAAGCTTTAAATAACAACGGATTTCTTTGTAACTCAAGAGTCTTAACAACCGGTTCAAAATCAGTAAACTTCTGGTAACCTGCATTAAGCTTGGTTGTGACTTCCCCAATAATCTTTTGGGCTACAGCTAGATGGCCAGCTTCTTCTTGTTGCTTTAAAGTTGCTTCAAGAGCAATTTTTCTTACTTGCTCAATTTGTTCTGGAGTCATACCCGAAGGTATTGGTTCTCCAACAGATTTTTGAGCATTAAGTTCAGCTAAAGCTTCACGCCTACCTTTCTCATATCCTTCTTTACGGACAGAGCCAGCTACCCTATCAACTTCAGATTGAGGAACCATCTTTTCAGTAGGCACTTCATTTTGTTGAATAGGAGCACTTCCAGAAACAATAGATTCTGATACAGCATTTTCAGACATATAAACCTCTTTTTGACTTTTGCCCCATCACGGTTAAGCGCTTGATCTCAGCTCAAGTTTGCTGTCTATTTTGCCCGATAGATCGGTTAGTTAAATTATTGACCATAAATAATTTTATGCAAGCGATTGAATTTATTGATTAATCGATGCAAATCGATGCATACCTTTGCGGAGGCTTGTTTGTTGGTGTAAGATGTGTAGTATGAAAATCAAAAAAACTGATGAATATTTAATTAAATTGTTCTGGGAGCTTCCCGAAGAGCAATTATTTGATACGCGAACTGTAGCCTTAGTGCTGAATATGGGTGAATCTACTCTTAAGCATGGTCAAGGACCAACACCTATTAAAATGTTCCATAGAAACGTTTATAGAAAACGCGACGTGCTTGAATATATGAAGAGCTTTGAAAATGAGTCAGATAGTTAAGATTTGCAAAGTACATGGTGAATTAACTATAAAAAAATGTTACATCCGTGATTTTAATGCTTTTAGGTGTAAAGAATGTCGTAAGAAGCAATCTCGTGATCAATATTTTAAAAATAAACAAGGTGGTAGTTTTGTAAAAAAACGTACTGCTTCTCGAAAAAAGTGGCGAAAAAATAATCCAGAATCTGCGAAGGAAGATACCCTTAGCTTAAAAGATTATTATGTAAAAAACTTACTGAGAACAAAAGGTTTTTTGCGGAACGAGATTAATGAGGATTTAATAGAGTTTAAAAGAAGCATTGTACAATTAAAGCGAAAAATTAAAGAGATAAAAAATGAACAAAAATCTATTAACTAACTTAAGATCCGCTATATTAGACATTTTGGACAAATTAATAAATGATGAAATAACCATACAGAAGGCTGCTGTAGCAGTTAAAGCTGCTGACGTTATCATTAACAGTTATCGTTTAGAATTAGAGCAATCACGATTAAATGGTGCATCTCCAAATATTAAATTTATAGAAGGAAGAGCAGAATGAAACTAGCCGTAGTAGTAGGAAGATTCCAGGTCGATGAACTAACCCTGGGACATAAGATGCTAATTAAGGCAGCGCTTGAATATGACAAAGTGCTTATTCTGGTTGGAACTTCTCCACTAAGAAATACTAGAAGAAATCCATTGCCAGCACATGGCACTATTCGGGCTGTCTCTGAGTTTGTTAATCAGATGGGTGCTGAGGAAAGATGTATTTTCAGGAAATTGGATGACTGTTCTGACGATGATGTTTGGTCTGAAAATTTAGACAAGATGATTCAAGAACAGTTAATAGAAGGCATGACGCCAATACTTTTAGGTGGAAGAGAATCATTTATTGATGATTACACCGGTAAATATGAAAGTAAGATGATTGATGACGCATGCAGCATTTTAGGCAAAGAAATATCAGCAACGCTGCGCCGTAAAGAATTGGCATGTTCCCATGGTTTCAGTAAAGAATTTAGGCATGGCGTTATTTGGGCAGCATATAATCGCTTTCCAGTAGTTTATTCAACTGTAGATATTATTCCCTTTGATACGGCTTACAATAAAATCCTTGTAGGCAGAAAGAAGGATGAAACAAAATGGCGATTTATTGGCGGATTTGTAGATATTGTCGATGAGTCTTTAGTTCATGCAGCCACCAGAGAGCTTTATGAGGAAACTAATCTTGCTCCTATCGAAGATCAAATGGAATATATCGACAGCCTACAAGTGCAAGATTGGCGATACAAGCATGAGACTGATGTTGTTATGACGCATATATTTACTTGCGATATTTCTCACGATACTCCGATTACTGCTGGTGATGATATTGAGGAAGTTAAATGGATGGATTTTGAGGAGGGCGATGATGGATTATATATCAGTATGGTCATTCCTTCTCATTGGCCAATATTTCAAAAATTCAAGAAATGGATAGTACAAAATGGATAATAATAGTGATTTTATTACATATCAGCTTGCTTTAGATGCTTGTTTTGAAAAACAGGCGGAAAATCAAGCTGGTGGATTTGAAGTATTTTTAACAATAGTAGCAATCATGGCGATTCCATTCATCGCTGGATTTATTATGGGGAAAGAACTTGGATAATAATATTCTCTTAATGACCGATTATTACAAACATACGCATCATCTTATGTGGCCTGAAAAAACAGAATATTGTCACTCATATATTGAATCACGTGGTAGCTCTACGCATGATGTTTTATTCTTTGGGTTACAAGGATTTTTGAAGCAATACCTATGTGGAACACAGTGGTCAGGATCTCAAAATTTACTTTCGGCTCTT